TTTCAAAGCTTGGTCTGCTTGCAGGTAAGGTATTTAGCGGTAATGATGAAATCATTGCCTTCCAGGAACTGATGAACAAGAACTTCATCATTGGTGGTGCTTCTGCACAGGAACAGGCATCTGCAATGTACCAGTTGACACAGGCAATGGCATCAGGAAGGCTGCAAGGTGATGAATACCGAAGCATCATTGAAAATGCCCCCTTGCTTGCCAAAGCAATTGAAGATTACATGGTCAATGTCCAGGGTGTAGAAGGAACAATGAAAGATTGGGCATCAGAAGGTATGCTGACCGCTGATGTCATAAAAGCTGCATTGTTCAGTTCCGCTGATGAAATTGAATCCCGATTTGAAAATATGCCAATGACCTTTGGTCAGGTGTGGACAAACATTTCAAACAAGGCATTAAGAGCATTTGAACCGATACTGACCAAGATGAATGAAATTGCCAATTCGGAAAGGTTCAATCAATTGGCAGATGGGGTCACAAATGCCCTGGTGGTTGTTGGTGGTGTTGTCCTTTGGATTTTTGATTTGGTTGCTGCGGTTGGTGGCTTCATGTATGATAACTGGTCAATCCTTGCACCAGTGATTTATGGTGTGGCTGCTGCACTTGGTCTTTATGCAGGTTACCTGGTTGTGACCAATGGCATTGAACTGATAAGCAAAGGAATCAAGATTGCAAGTGCAATTGCTTCATACTTCCATGCAGCAGCAACAGGAACACAGGCAAGTGCAACAGCAGCAGCTACTGCTGCACAATGGGGATTGAACACTGCTTTGTTGGCTTCCCCTATCACCTGGATTTTAATTATCATCATTGCAATCATAGCTGCACTATATGCGGTTGTTGCAATTATCAATAAGGTTGCAGGAACATCAGTCAGTGCAACAGGCATTATCTTTGGGGCATTTGCAACTCTTGGTGCTTTCCTTTGGAACTTGTTCCTGGGATTGTTGGAATTGGTCTTTGGCATTATTGAAGCAATGGTCAATCCGTTCATCAAGCTTGCTAACTTCATAGGAAATGTATTCACAAATCCAATATCATCAATCATTTACCTGTTCCAGGGCATGGCTGATGGTGTGCTTGCTATCCTTGAAAAGATTGCATCTGCACTGGACTTTGTTTTTGGGTCAAAGATGGCAGATTCAGTTGCAGGATGGCGGTCAGGTCTGAAAGACATGGCTGATGCAGCGGTTGCAAAGTATGCACCAAATGAAAATTATCAGAATGTCATGGATGAACTGGATTTGAGTGTTGAAAGCCTGGGTCTGAAAAGGTGGGCATATGGTGATGCTTGGGATGCAGGATACAAAGCAGGTGAAAATCTTGAAGAAGCAATTGGAAACTTTGACCCTGCAAGTTTGTTTGGTGTTGAAATTCCTGATGCTAATGATTACACAGGTGCATATGACCCTTCACAGTACCTGTCAAGCATAGCTGATGACACTGACAGCATTGCAGGTTCGGTTGAACTGTCGGGTGAAGAATTGAAATACATTCGTGACCTGGCTGAAAGGGATGCAGTCAATAGATTCACCACTGCTGAACTTACAGTGAACTTTTCATCTGACATTAAGGCTGCGAATTCAGAAGTGGATTTGGATGGTGTTGTTGCTTACCTTGAAGAAAAGGTCAATGAAACACTTGAAATGGCTGCGGAAGGGGTGCATAAATAATGGCTTATGATTTTTATTTGGATTCAATGCTGTTACCTGTTGCCCCTTCAAAACTTTCCATCAGCATAGACAACAAGAACAAAACAATGGTTCTTATCAATGAAGGTGAAATCAATGTTTTGAAGAAGGCAGGGTTGACAGATATATCATTCACCGCCTTGTTACCACAAACAAAATATCCGTTTGCGGTATATAAGAACGGTTTTCAGAAGGCTGATGCTTTTCTTGATAAACTGGAACAGTTGAAAACAAGTCAGAAACCATTCCAGTTCATTGTGTCAAGAACTTACCCAAATGGGAAGCTTCTATTTGACACCAACATCAAGGTCAGCTTGGAAGATTACAAAATAATTGAGGACAGCAAGAATGGCTTTGATGTGAATGTTGAAATCAAGTTGAAGCAGTACAGAGATTATGGAACAAAGACTGTCAATGTGACCATCAAGCAGGATAAACCAGTTGCAACTGTTCAGAACACAAGACCTGCTGAAACATCACCTACACCGAAGGTGACACCCAAAACACACAAGGTTGTCAGCGGTGACACCCTTTGGGGTCTTGCAAAAAAGTATTATGGTGATGGTTCAAAGTACATGAAGATATTCAATGCAAACACAGGGATTTTGAAGAACCCTAATTTAATTTATGTCGGTCAGGTTCTGACAATACCTGTATAAGGGGGTGACACTTTGAATGTTGAATTACTAATTCAGAACGGAAACAAAGTGTATGCCCCTATTGTGCAGGAAGGCATCACCTGGGAAACAGAAAGGAAGGGTTCACCTGGAAAGCTGACATTCACAGTTGTGAAAGACCAAAACATCAGCTTCACCGAAGGAAACCCTGTCAGATTGACTGTTGATGGTGTGAACCTGTTTTATGGCTTCATCTTCACAAAGAAGCGTGATAAGGAACAGAACATCACTGTCACAGCATATGACCAACTGCGGTATTTGAAAAATAAAGACACCTATGTGTACACAAACAAGACTGCATCAGAATTCATCAAGATGGTTGCCAATGACTACAACCTTAACCTTGGAACGATTGAAAACACCAGTTACATCATAGCTTCCAGGGTTGAGGACAACACAACCCTGATTGACATGGTTCAGAATGCACTGGACTTGGAACTAACCAATAAAAAGACCATGTATGTTCTGTATGATGACTTTGGGAAGCTTACCTTGAAGGCACTGGAAAGAATGAAGCTTGGTGTGGTCATTGATGAAGAAACAGGTGAAAATTTTGACTATACATCAACCATTGATTCACAGACCTATAATAAAATCAAGTTGGTGTATGAGAACGAAAAAACAGGAAAAAGGGAAGTTTACATTGCACAGGATTCAAACAACATAAACAACTGGGGCATCCTGCAATATTATGATACCTTACAGGAAGGTGAAAACGGTCAGGCAAAGGTCAATGCACTTCTTTCACTTTATAATGCAAAGACAAGAAACCTGAAAATCACAAATGCCCTTGGCAACTTAAAGGTCAGAGCAGGAAGCATGGTTGTTGTGAATTTGAACCTGGGTGATGTACTGGTTCAGAACTTCATGCTTGTTGAACGGTGCAAACACACCTTCAATGAGAGTGAACACAAGATGGAAATAACATTGAAAGGTGGTGAATTCATTGCCTAATCTAATTGAATTGATAAAAAAGGCAGCTTTGGATGCGGTTGAAGCTTCAAAACCATGTGTGGTGATGTTCGGGAAGGTGACTTCCATCACACCACTGAAAATCAATGTGGAACAGAAGCTGACACTGACCGAAGCACAATTGATTTTGACAAGGAATGTGACCGATTACAAGGCTGACATCACTGTTGACCACTACACAGAGGATGTGACACACAATCATTCCTATACAGATGATGGCAGCAGTTCAACCACTGGAAACAACACCCACAAGCATCAGGTCAAAGGAAAGAAGGAAATCACTGTTCACAATAGCTTGGTTGTCGGTGATATGGTTCTTCTTTTGAGGGTGCAAGGTGGTCAGCAATACATTGTGTGGGATAGGTTGGTCACATGATACCATCAACAAATGGTTTCCTTGCACAGGATTTTGTGATAGAAGAACAACCAAGCAAAACATATAAAATGCATCTTGATGAAAGCATCATCCTGGGATATGCTGACAAGCTTGATGCAATGGTTCAGGTGATTTTTAGCATACTGAACACAGAAAGGTATCAGTATGTTATTTATTCATGGAACTATGGGATTGAACTTGTTGACCTTTACGGTCAACCAGTAAGCTATGTCATTCCTGAACTGAAAAGGCGAATCACAGAAGCTTTGACATGGGATGAACGAATTATCAGTGTTGACAACTTTGACTTTTCAGTGAACAAAGGAAAGATAACATGCAACTTTACAGTACACACCATATTTGGTGATATTCAAACAGAAAAGGTGGTGAATTTTTGATGTATGAAAATATGACTTATGAAGTCATCTTGCAAAGGATGCTTGACAGAGTGCCTGACACAATGAACAAGCGTGAAGGCAGCATCATATATGATGCACTTGCCCCTGCTGCGGTAGAACTTACCTTGGCATACTTGCAATTTGACATGGTGCTGAATGAAGCATTTGGTGACACTGCATCAAGAGATTATCTTATCAGAAGGGCAAAGGAAAGGGGTCTTACACCTGAACCTGCAACAAAA